CAGTAACACTAGCAGTTGCTTGTACTGGTGATGGACTTCCAGAGAAAGAAATTGTAGGTGCTACTGTATATCCAGCACCAATTGTTGCTCCTGTTCCTGTTGCCCAAGAATCTGAGGTACTGAAGGATACTGATGTAACAATACCAGTTATTGGATGAATTGTTGCAATACCAACAGCAACTTGAGTTGGGGTATCCATTGACCCAGATGTAGAGATTGCAACAGTAGGTGCAGTTGTGTATGCTCTACCAGTAGTGCTAAATGCAACAGAACTTGGATTTATCGATGAACCAGCAATACCTATTGTTGCAGCTGCAAAACTTGTTCCTGGATGTGTAATTGTTACTGTTGGGACACTGGTATAGAATTTACCTGCAGTGGTTAATCCAAGTGTTGCTACTGTTCCCCCAGTTAGGTTGATATCGTCAAGAGTTGCAGTTGCTTCTGCACCATTTCCTGTTCCTGTTGGTAAAGAGAATGTAACTGCTGGTGCTTCCTTATAGAATACGCCACCAGTTGTTCCTCCAGGGAATAGATATGCAGATGTACCAATACTAATGGTTGTAGAAGTTACACTTACACCTCCACCAACTATTGGAGAATCTAAAGTTGCTGTTGCAGCTGCTCCAACATGCTTTGGATTTGAGAATGTTACTGTTGGTGGTTCAACGAATCCTCCACCAAAATTTGATAAAGTTACTATACCAACACCACCAATTTCTGTAAGAGATACAGATGCAGCAGCACCAGAACCAGTATTATCAGTAGTACTAAAGGTCACTGATGGCGTAACTGTATATCCTGCTCCGGGGTTTGTAACATCAACTCTCTGAACAGATTGAAGTCTTGGGTTTGAATTTAGATTGCAAACATTTATTCCACCAATCATCGATGCAATGCCGACTGCTGTTACTCCTCCTACCGGTGCAGAAGATACTTGCACCATAGGAATCATGCCATATCCACCACCTCTATTAGTGACAGTGAATTTTCTTACACCACCAAGTACAATTCCAGAAACTGCGGATGCACTAACTGCATCTCCAACCATAGTAAGTGTTTGAGTAACTCCCTGAATGGTACTAATACCATCATCAGTAAGACCATCAGATTCATCACCTAGCAATTCATTATCAATATCTTCAATTCCGGTAGCGATAATTTCATCTTGATAACGGAAGAGTTCACAATACAGTTCATAAACATAGAGACCTTGCAATTGATAATATGGTTTTGCATATTCAATGTCTTTAATTTCATAAAGACGATCATCTAAAGGGAACCAAATTAAATCTCCACCTTTTGGACGAGTGGAAAGTTTTATATTTGCTTGCCCTTGAATTAACGGAGTAATATAATTTTCATATCTTTCTCTTGATATAATCAATCTAACTTCATCTTTAGACTCAATACCAAATTTTGATAAAACATCTCCAGCACCAGAATAAGCATCATAGTTATCAACATATGCTTCAATTGGTAATGCACTATCAAACTTAGATTGTACTACTTCTCTTATTACTGTATTTTCTTTTAGATACTTTCTAGGAATATAATAGATGTCAACACCATACATCCTCAACTGTTCATTGATTAGACTTTGAACTAAATTTTGCTCAGAAGAAGTGCCCTGAGTGAAGAAAGGATTTAATACCATTAGCCTATCATGTCAAGTGGTGGTAATTCGTATGTATTTGACATCACCTCTTTAATCTTATCTAATTCTCTCTCTGCATCATCGTATATTTGTCTCCCATTCAATTCAATCCCACCTGGAAGTTTAACCCCCTGGAACTTAATTAAATTCTGACCCCACTGTCTTTTGATGAGAGCAGTCAAATATCTCTTCAAGAATGAATCATTATAAACTCTTGCAAAATCATTTGGGTCTAAAAGTCTCCAACAATCAATAACAATATATTCATCTTTTACGACTGTTGCCCAATCTACATCTAGATATAATCTATCCTGCCTCTGATTGAATCTTACTTGCTTCTCAGTATTCAATAGAAAATCAATATCCGAGAGATAAGTCTTTGTCATTGCATAACCCAACATCTCCATAGAATTGAAGAAGTACATATCATTTAAAAATAATTGATACTTAAGACCAAACATTCCATTAGATATCGTACTTGTATCAAATCTGAATATTTTATTAATTCCAATTACTGCTGGAGGAACTTGAATATAATTACTATTCTCTTCATATGAAAATGATGCAGTAGCACCATCAATAGTTGCACTTGCAGTTGTAGTTACAAGTCCCATAGGGTTACTTCCAGCTCTACCCAGACCTCTATCAATGTCATCTTGAGTTATTTTATATTTTAAATATGTCTGAACTACTCCATCAAAATGCCTCTCATGGAAGTACTGGAGGGCATCATCGACTAAATCATCAATCTGCTCATCAGCAACGTTTATCTCCAATACAGGAGCACCTAGCTGCCTCTTGCAGTAATTAACTAGATCTGTTCTACTTGCTGGTTGAGCCATTTATTCTCTAGTTTCCTATGGGTATTTAGGTTCTTTGCGTGACAGTATTATATACATAAACATTACCATTTACTAAAGGATACGTTGTTGATCCTACAGTAATCAAAACATCGTACATATATCTACCTTGATCTAATACCTTAGTTTGAGTATCTGTTAGGGAAACTTGTAATACTCCACCTAAAGCACTTGTTATACCAACTGTAAAGGTAGTATAATTATCACTACCAGTTGATGCTCCAATACCAATGGATTTGGATAACTTTCCTGCTCCAGAGTAACTTGTAAGATTGAAAGCACTATTTGAAGTACTCTTAATATTAAATGTTTGAGTGAAATCTGTCCCACTATAAATGGTCAAATTTGCGCCATAAGGAATTCCAGAATCTGGATCAAAATTAATTGTACTAGACGCCATCGGTTATTCCTATGAGTTTCATGGTTTCTTGCTGTTTATAATATAGTTTGCAAAAAGATTTTGCAATATTCTTTAGTTCATCACGATCATCACAACTATCTATCTGTGATGCTAATTTAGTGTAAGCAAACTGCTTTGACAAATTGCTTAGTTCAATGCTATCTGGATCCATTTAATAACTCCTTAAGTAACGACTTGATATCGTTTATATCATCTTTAATAGTAGCAACCTCATCTTCAATTGTCTGCATCTTTTGATTCTTTACATTTTTAGCCTCACGACTAGCAACATATTGATCATATGATACTTTATTTACATTAATCACCGTATTAGTTTTAGGATCTCTTGCGAGATCCTGATGACCTTTTACTGTATAAATTTCCATATTATGCTAAAGCAATTACTCTAAGATTTTTCATTTGAGGTACTAATGTTTGATTTGTCGAAGTCATTACAATTTTAATTCTGTAAGATCTAAACGTTTGTAGATTATCAACTGTAAATGTACGTTCTACAAAATCAGTATCTTCGAGACTAAATCCTCTCTTAGTTGATGGTGTTACGAGAGAATCAGATCTTCCATCATTGTTTTCTTCATTAAGTACCAATCCATTAACGTCAAGATTTAAATACCCTGGGAATGGAGTAAATATTGGTTCAAGTCCTGGATTAGCACTAATAGCATAGAATGCTCTAACGTCACAATCTGCTGGAATGTGAGTATCAGCAAAAATCTTTAATGATGTTGCTGGATTTTCGAGAGTTATTTCTTTGGAAATGTACTGACATGCACTAGGATCATTAAAGAAAGTATTTACTCTAGGATCAGTAGCATAGTTGGTAACTTCAGAATTAACTCTATTTGATGTTGCATATACACTACATCTTTGAAGTTCAATTTGAGGACTTAGTTTAGAATTAGTGGTTCCAAGGAAAAGTCTCATTTGCATAGATTTATTACCTTCAATAGAATCTAATTTGCGATCTTCATTTACCTTAGAGAAAATTGCTCTAGGACTATCAAGATAATTATTAGTATTTAAAACAACATCTTCAAATCCCGCATTTACATAAGGAATTTCATTTCCACTTATACTTTGTGTGGTAACAGTTCTTATCTGACCAGATAAAGAAGTTCCCTCCACAGTAGTATTGTGTATTGATGGTTTAATAATTTCAAATGGAATGTTTTTAGTAGCCTTCACATTATCTCCACCCGTAGACCTGGATGCATTGATGAACAGTTTAGGTAATGGTGTTCCAACGGATCTATCGGCATTATCAACTGACCCAATAGTTCCAAATTTTTCGGACATATCAAGTTTTATGTAATAAGAATCTAAAGTTATTGGATTTGTAATAGTTACTTCGCTTAAATCATGAGTTTTATTAATTCTAGCAAGACTTACTCCTCCCAATTCATACTTATAAACCGGCGTATCGGCTGGGTATGTTTTAGGAATTTCTCCCCTAGAAATAGTACCACTAATGGTTGATGAAGTAGTATTGGTATATTCTATAATTTCTTCACCAATAAGAATTAATCCAGTATTAGTCGTAGAGACACTAGCGTTTTCAAATGTTGAGAATCTATCTCCAGTTCCACTACTTACCTGTATTGGATCTGTAGATGATTTACTATATTCTGCAGTCAGTTTTGTGGGTTTGATATCTGGCAGAATGCCCGAAATTCTTACAAAGTTATCATCAAAATTCATTCCATGATTTACATGGTTGACTTTAATATGCAAACCATCAGTAATAGATTCTATTCCATTTGAAGGAATTGTCACATCTCCACCATTGCTACTATTCAATTCCCTTTCAGTATTACTATTGTCAAAGAAACGAATAGTTCCAGCGGCCCCAGTAATAAATTCTCCTTGAACATTACCAATGACTAATTGAGAAGTAAGTCCAATACCAGTTAATGTAAATCTTGCATTTGTACCAACACTTAACCCAATTGGATCTGAAGATGATGGTGAA